CCCTCAAGGGACCTATCAATAGAATGAAGCACAGTCTTATATTTTTCCTTCTTCTCCTCGTTGAAGGTACGGTCCCATCGCATGTGGATGTCGGAGAAGTAGTCCTGCCCAGTGTCCACATCTCGATGGACGAGGAGGGCCTCCTTTACCAGAGCCTCAACCTCTTCCATCCGGTCCTCTTGAACCAATGAGATGCTTTCCGCAATAGCAGACTTCATGGCTTCTTTCTTAGCGAAAGTCTCCACAATGTCTAGCATGTACTCCGAGTTACTGATCGTAGCCTCGTCGAGGCCATTGATAAAAGTAAGCTCGTCGTCATAGTCTGACACGCTTTCCCTGGAGCCAAGTTTGTCCTTCACATCTTGAAGAATAAACTCATCAGTAGGCAGCTTGCCATACTTTTCATAGTAACTACGAACAGTAGTAAAGATCCGCGCATGGGACGGATACTCAAAATGATCCGGCTTTACGAGGTTGACGATTTGCAGGTAGAAATCCTTATCGGACTTAAGGAAGTAAAGGATTCCACGCTGAATATTATCAGAGAAATCGTAAGCCATTTGTTTATCCGTTCTTGTTTGGTTTAGTTATGTCTAGTTTGGTGCTACCGATGTCTTTGTAGCCCTTTTCGTTGGCAATATCATAGGACTGCTCAGTGATTTTTTTAGACAGTTCCCTCTTTTTCGAAGCTTCAGCATCAGAAACTTTAGTTACCAAATTATCTTCTGCCATTTTTTCGTAATTAAAAGACATAGATTTATACCGAAAAGACTCATCGTCCATAGCCTTTTTAGTTCCTTCTATACTTTGCTTCAACCACCTATCTCCAGAGGTTTTATCATAACCCTTCTCGGCGTGCTTTTTATACCTCTGGCGAACCGTGTGGAAATCTTTATCATCCCCCCACTTAACATTTACTTTAAGGTTAGCGAAATATCTTTCTGATAAACGCTTACACTTTGGGCAGCGGGTTCTGTCAGGAGCCTTACCCACAGGTAGATCTCTATCCCAGTAGATACTGCATTCTTGACAAACCCATTCAAATATAGCCATAATTAATCCTCCCAATAAGGGTCATCCTCCATCGGGAGGGGTTCCAACTCAGCAGTCTCCTCCAGCGGCTGAACAGGCGTCTCCTGATTGGACGGACTCTTCTGGGGTTTCGGGCATTCCCATGTATTTTTCAATGTTTTCCTCCGTTAGCGCAATAGCTTGTAGTGGTTCGTTTCCTTTTGACCCTGCTCTGTAGACAGTAAATCCTTTGAGGTAAGCAGCGTAGTCAAGAGCAGGTTGTGAAAACTGCTCAGGGGTAGCGTCCGCAGGAAGGTTAATTGTCTTAGAGATGCAAGAATCAATATACTTTTGGATAGTGGCCTGGACCTTAATGTGTCCCTCAGGAGCGACATCGTATGCGCCGACAAACGGAGCGAGGTCCTTCCCCTTAGAATAATACTCTTGGAACAGAGGATCAACAACTAAAGACTCTTTCCACACGTTGGCTTGACGATATCGTCTGTTATACATAGCAGAGAAGATTGGCTCGATGCCACTGGAGAGTCCGAAAAGCATGGACGTAGTGCCGCAGGGTGGGATTGTAAGCATGACTGCGTTACGGACGCCGTGCTTCTTAATAAGCATTCGGATACGAGCAGGAAGAGTCTTAGCGAACTCCTCATTCAGGTACTTCTTGTAGTCGAACTCAGGGAACGGAGACTTGTCCCGCGCAAGGTAGATCGACTGCTTGTAGGACTCATCACGGATCGTGCTGAACAAACGCTCAAGGAACTCTAGGCACTTCTCAGAACCATAGCGAATACCAAGACGAATAAGCATGTAGTGAAGCCCTGTGACACCTAGACCAACTCGACGACTACGCTCGGCAACAGTCTTGCACTCCTCGGTGGGGAACGTGTTAACTGTAAGAACATTGTCCAAGAAACGAATGCCTGTACGAACAGTACGAGCTAGGCGCTTCCAGTCAAGATCCGAACCGTCTTCCAACACCATGTTGTTTAGGTTAATGTTACCTAAGCAGCAGTTGCCGTAAGAAGGGAGAGAGATTTCGCCGCACGGGTTAGTGCTGTCAAGATCCTCGAAGTAGCTAACATTGGTGTAACTGTTAGCTAGATCAATGTTGTAGATGCCTGGGTCCCCTGACTCCACTGAGTTTGTCCAAATAAGGTCCCAAAGTTCACGGGCTTTCATGTCCCGCTGCCCTTGAAGCTCAAACGTATCAGTCCAAGCAACCTTGTGAAAGTTCTCAGCCCTAGCCATAGCATCGTCAGCATCCATACCGATAACTCGGAGGACTTCACCATCGCTGCTACGAACCATGTCATAAAGGTGATACTCCTTACTGTTAAAAGTAAAGTGCCAATCCTCACCAAGCTCAACAGCCTCAAGGAAACGGTTAGTGATAGCAACCGAAATGTTGAAGTTGTTAAGTTGCCCCTGATCAAGCTTTACAGAGAGGAACTCAAGTAGGTCAGGGTGCGTCACGTTAAGGATACCCATAAGGGCCGTGCGTCGGTTCTTGCCAGCGCGAACGTGCTCACCAACCTCATTGATCATTTTAAGAACGCTGACTGAGCCTGGGGCAGAGTTAGCAACGCTTCCAATGTGATCACCTTTAGGACGAAGCTTGGACACGTTGAAGCCTACACCACCACCAGCACAGGAGATACGATACATATCCTGTACAGTCTTACCAATGGAGTCTACGTTGTCCTCAGGAATAATGACGTAGCAATTAAGAAGATTGTGACGACCACGGTTACGACCAGCACCAAAGATGATACGGCCACCAGGAATAAGATCACCTGAGCCAATAGCATCATAAAATGCTTTCTCGATGCGTTCCTTATCCTCATCTAGTTCCGCAGAAGCAATGGTCTTAGCGATGACCTTGGCTCTTTCGCCCCACTTAGTTTCGCCTGGGTAAGCGTATCGAGATTCAAAAATTGATTGACCCAGAGGGTCTAGATTTGCATTTGCCATATTTATTTTCCTATAGATAGTTTAGATGTTCCGTTGGACTTTATCATAGTCACGGTGCGGGCGTTGTCCATTAAAGATTTGAGGTAATTATTATGAGTAATTACATACAAAGTCTTAGACTTCTTTAGTTCTGAGAGTAGTATGTAGAGTCCTTCCATACCCTCGGCGTCCAAAGATTCTGCTATTTCATCGAAAAACATAATGTTAACGTCTTCGGTGTTGGAGATCTTCAGTAGGCTCTGTAGTCCAAGCATAACTGCTAGGCTAATCTTTTTCTTCTCTCCCCCTGACAGGGAGATGTAATGGATAGTGTGAGACTTGTGAGTAATTGTCTCATTAAGAGCTTCATCGAACTCAATGAAGAACTTCCCTTGTGACAGGTGAGACAAGTAGAAGTTAACCTTAGCGTTGAAATACTCAAGTACATTTCGGATAACAAATTTTACTACACCGTTTTCCGAGAATGCCTTCTCCCAGAACTTCATGATCTCGTAGTTGGTGTTGTAATCACCGCGCTCGTCGTAAACATTCTGTAGCTTTTCCAGGGTTTGTTCTTTCTGGTCCTGGAGGAAGCGGATCTTGTCTTCAATAGATTTGTACTCAGTTACGAGGCTGTAGTCTTTGGGATCAACCACTACTTCCTTGTAGCTTCCGTTTAGCTCATTTAAATCTCGCTGAATACTTTCAATCTCAGCATCGAATGCCGCCATTTTGTCAGCTAGAGCGCCTTCGTCCATAGCCTCCTTGACCTTTTGCCCGCAGGATCTACAGGTCTTGGTCCTAGCATTCGCTAGGAAGTCCTGTGCTCGCTTCTGCTCGCCTTTGAGCGTCCGCACGGAGTCCTTTATCTCCCAGTCGATGCGTTGATTGTGCTCGTTTACAGCTACCACTTCCGCAAGTGTAAGATCTCTGCACTTGTCCATAAGCTCTGGATCAATTTCTTCAAGCAATCTTTTAGCCCCACTAATCTCTGCATCGTAAATCTCCACCGAACTTTGGTGCTCGTCTATAATCGCTGTCAGCCTCTTCGCTCCCTGGTTATATTCAGACTTGAGATACTTCACAGAGTCACGCAAAGCAAATAGGTCATCCAAGTTAAGGAAGTTCTTGATGATAGTTCTCTTATCATCAGGAGTGGCTGTCAGGAACTCAATGTTATTCTGCTGACCAAAGATTGTAGATGCGAGAAACACTTTATAATTTGTGTTCAGTAGCTCATCAATCAGTGTCTGGGTATTGGTGGCGTTGTCCGTGGTAAGCTCTTCCCCGTTCTTGTACAGGCGAAGGAACGTAGGGCGCTTGCCTCGCTCGATTACAAGATCGTTGACCTCAATACGAACAACACAGTTCTTCCTCGTCCTGTTGTTGACGAGGGCCTCCTCCGTAGACTTACGAATAGTCCTACCAAACAGGCCCCACACAAGAGCTTCAATCATAGCACTCTTGCCGGAGCCATTGGACCCTTTAGTGTCCTTGTTCTTGCCCTCGATCATGACAATCCCTTCAC